AAATATTTTTTAAGCAAAGAAAAAGCCCCGTGGATTAGACGGGGCTAAGAGGAGACTTCCATGAAACAAATGACAACTGCTAGTGTCAGGAACATTATATGAATACAGCTACCACAGTGCAAGCCCACCCAGCATCTATTGACGCATACATCCGACACGGCTGGTCACTTGTACCCATTCCCGCAGGCACTAAAGGCCCACGCACACCCGGATGGAACATAAAAACCAATGCGCTCAAGGATCAGAATGATCTGCCCACGGGCTACGGCATCGGGTTAGCCCATGCGTACAGCGGCACGATGGCCTTGGACATTGACGACTGGGGTGCCACGGTCACGCTATTGGCTGAACACAAAATTGACCTCCAAGCGTTGTATGATGCAAACGATGCCGTTATCGTCGATTCGGGCAGGGCTGGTCACGGCAAATTATTGTTCACTATGCCGTTTGGCCTTGCGCTGCCATCTAAAAAAATCACGCATGAAAATGTAACTGCATACGAGTTGCGCTGCGCTACGGTCAACGGCCTCACGGTGCAGGATGTATTGCCACCAAGCATTCACCCCGACACACGCCAGCCTTATCGTTGGGCAGGTAGGGGTCACTGGATGCGCTTACCCACGATCCCGCAAGCACTGCTTGACCTTTGGCAGTCCATGCTTGACATTGATAAGGTTCGCACCTTGTCCACTGGCGAAGGGGTCAACGCATCATGGGATGAGATTCGCACGGCCTTGGAATTTATTAACCCTGATTGTCCCCGTGACGACTGGATCAATACAGGCATGGCACTGCACTGGGCAGGCACGCAGACAAACCAGCTTGACCAAGCGTTGAGTCTTTGGAATGAGTGGTCAACACCTTCGGCAAAGTACCCCGGTGAACGTGAGATTTTGACGCAGTGGGCTAGTTTCACTACTACCAAGACGCAAGTCATTCGATTAGGTACGCTGTTTAACATAGCACGCAAAGCAGGATGGACACGCCCCACACCCGATGTGGCATCCATGTTCGCAGCAGTAGAGTCCCCGACAGACCCAAAGTCGGTGCTGGTTGACCTACGGCCTCGGCCTCCAGCAATGGACATTTCTGTTTGGCCTAAAGTGTTGTCCCGCCGTGCGGATGAGATCGGTCAGACAGTCGGCTGCGATCCCTTAGTCCCGTTGTTCGCTGGGCTTGCTGCCGTGTGCGGTGTCGTCGATGCGCGTACTCGGCTTGAGTTAATTAAAGACTTCAAAGTGCCACCTGTGCTTTGGTTGATGACGATAGGTGCGCCAGCAGACAAGAAGACTCCGGGTTCTGCGCCTATGCTTGCGCCCCTCAAGATATTTGAAACCGAAGACCGTCCCCGCTTTGGCAAAGAGTTACTAGCATGGGAAGGCCAAGAGGCCATGTACGCCTCAAGCAAAAAGGCATTCTTGGACTTCTCAGCCAAGCCTGAGGCTATGCTCAGTGGCGACGATGCGCCAGTGGTTCACGAGTTACCACCCCAGCCCGTACCCCTGCGGATCACAGTCGATGACGTTACCAGTCAGAAGCTAGTGCGCTTGGCAGCAGACCGTCCCCGTGGCCTGTTGTGCGCCTTGGATGAGATGAATAGCTGGGTTCGCAAGCTAACAGACAAGGCCAGCGGTGAAGATCGCTCTGCATGGGTCAAGGCTTACGAGTCGTCCCCGTATGAGATGGATCGCGTAGGCAGCGGGTCGATCTACGCCGAGAATCTCGCGGTGTCGATCTATGGCAATATCCAGCCCCGTGTGTTCCGCGATAACCTGCACAATCTGTCAGCCGATGGACTGGTGCAGCGGTTTATCCCGTGCATCCTAAACGGTGACTTGACGCGCAAGCCCGTAGAGATACCCGATTACTTGCTCAACAAGCAGCAGTGGGAGCAAACCCTGCGGATCGTGTTCGCGCTGCCTGCAATGACCTACCAGTTAAGCCCCGAGGCCAAGGCGGTGTTCCAAGAGTTCCAAGACTGGTACGACACCAAGCGCAACGATGAACGCCTGCTCCAGTCCGACGACACCTTTATGACCGCCTTCGGTAAGGTCGAGGGGTTAGCTGGTCGCCTCATGCTCATGTTTCACCTCATGGAGTCGCCCTTCTCGTTTACTGTATCCGGTGATCTGGCTGCCCGTGTGATCCACATTGTGCAGACCTACATCATCCCAGCCTACCGTTACGCCTTGTCCGAGTTGTCCGGTTCGGCTAACTTTGACACATGGCTGCGCGACTACATCATCCAGCACGCCGACGAACCCATGATTACGATGGCAGAGATCAAACGGTCAGCGCGTAGGCAGATCGAGAAGACTAACGTATGGCAGCAGGATCAAATGATCTACGGCGCGATGTACCCACTGGAGCAGGGTCGCTGGGTCATGCGCCTAGATGATGCCAGCCGAGAGAATCAGCACTTCGCCCAGTGGGTCATAAACCCCGCGCTGGCTGTGCAGTTCAAAGACCACCGTGCCGAGGTCATTCGCGCCAAGCAGCGGCAGCTTGATGACATTTACCGCTTGTCCAAAAAAGAAAAGCCCCGAGTTCACGGGGCTGAGTTGTTGGATTAAAACGGGCTATTAGGCCACTGATCCCGTTTCTGCTGCTGGTAGTCCCGTTCCTCTTGTTTAGTCCACGGGATCGCCCCAGTAGGCGGCGGGAAAGGCCAAGGCGGGGGCGGTGATTCGTTTGCCATAGCCTTTTTGCTTTGGTAACCCGTCATTCCACCACCTCCTGCTTTGCGGTCAGGGACTCCAAACGTTTAATCCGTGCTACGTTATAGGCAACGATGGCTGCGTGGTACTCCTGTGCTGACTGGTGGCGCAGCTTGCTACGCTGTGCGTGTATCAGTTCCTCTGCCACTAACTCCGCAGGTGTAGGCATTACCCAGTGGTTGCTCACCCATTGCCATACTTGTTTGATGTGGTTCATTTAATCTCCTCAATTTGTGGGTACTTCAATGCCCGTGCGTAAAAGTGAGCGCGTTCATAGGCGTTGTCTCCTGTAACGGAGTCTGCAATCATCCATAAAAAGTCGTGCCAGCGTTTGGTTTCGACAATCCAATAACCTCTTGGGTCAAACCTTACTCGTACTCTCATGCTTTCCTCGCTTTCATCATTGCGTCTGCCATTTCATAAGCGTCAAACGCCAAAACACTCCAATACGTAGGCGCGCTGGGTAACATACCCCCAAGCGTTGAACAAAGCCCCTGCATAGCCTTGGCTGCAAAGTAATCACGCAGGGTCATGCCTGTGCAAGTCATGTTGTCATGCGTCCAAGGGAACGCTGTTGGTGGTTCTTGGTTCATTTGAATATACTCCTTGCTAAAACTGTTTTAGTGGGTTCGCACTGCTTGGCCTGCGCTTGCTTGGTGCTGATATAACCCAGGGCAAAGCAGATCACGGCGAATATGCCCACGCACTTAAAAAAGGTCATGGCACTGTCCCACATCATTTCAAATACCGTTTGGCTTTCATACTCAATCATGTCGTCTTTAGACTCGGTTGTCATGGTTCACCTCTTTAAGTTGTCCAGTCATTCTGAAATAGTCGTTCTGCTCCAGTACCTGCCTGCGCTCGCGCTCTAGGTCACGGCGTAGGTCGATCAGGCGGTCGATCTGCTCGGTTAGCTTTTGTTCCTCTTGCTGGGTCATAGTTCGGCCTCCTTATGCTCGGGTATGGGTTTAGTCGGTGGCCTACCCCTCTTGGGTGCAGGGCTTGGTAGTAGCTGGGCGTGCAGGCTAGGTGCAAGGGCTTCCATCATGCCGAGTACGTCCAGCAGGCGATCCACCACGGCGGCGGGTTCGCGTGTGCCGATTGTCCAATGGCGAAGGGTGGACACGCTCACGCCTAGATACTCGGCTAGTCGGGTATCGTCTAGGCCAAGGCGATCAGCTATGGCCTTCAGGCGGTCACTGGCGGCGGTTTTGTCGGGTTTTTTGGTCATGGTTAGGGGTTGGGTTGGGTTACTGAGTTAAAGGTCAAACACTAGCAGAAGCAGGGCTACTACTAGCGCGGCTAAGACTGCGGTCATTTAAGGGCTTCCGATAGGGTGCAGGCGGCGCGGTCAACGTCTCCGGCTTTCAGATAGTCGGCGGCAGCAGTCACCAGTTCGCGCATGGTGAACAGTTGATCCTCTAGGCGTGCGAGGTCGTCAAGTAAATCGCTCTCCCGTTGGTCGCTTATCTTGTCGAGCTTCTCGCGGTCTAGGTCGTCGGCCTGCCTGCCTTCCTGCTCATCTACTAGCAGATAGTCCATGTCCACGGCCTGCGCGAGTAGGGCGGCGGTAGTCGTGAACCCCTCGGCATAGGCTAGGCGCTCACGTTCTGCGAGTGTTAGGGTATTTAATAGCATGGTTTATTCTCCATATATGCGGGTTAAGGTGTCGCGGGTGTCTTCTAGGGTTGCAATCAGTAACCCATAATCATCAGCCAATGGATGCCAGACAGTGATCTGCTCATAATCGGCGCTTAGGTTGTCGGGATGTAGTGCCTTTAGTATTTCCCCGAACGTCCAGTTGTCGGGGTACTCGGTCAGGAATAACGACAGCGCGACGCGCTCGGCTTTGGTAAGGTCTGCGCTCATGCTGCTACTCCCAAGGCTGCGCGGGTGCGATTCTTGGCCATACGTGCTGCACTGGCGGCCAAACGTGCCACGGCTGCGCGGTATTCTGTCGGCCAGTACTGGCCAGTTGTGTAGTCGATTGAAAGATCGGCGGCCATTGTCAATCGTTCGCCCCGGCTGCACTCGATTAGATCCGCATCGGTCACGCCCTGCGCGTAGGCTGCGGCCAGTGATTCGCGCACGTCGGCCAGTTGGTCACTGATCGCACGGGCTTCCCTAAAGTACGCGGCACGTCCGTCCGTGTCACCGTATCCCCGGCAGTAATCCCGATACTCTAAGCCGGGGCGTTTGGCTGCATAGGCGGCCAGTGCGCGGATACCGTCCGGCACGTTATCAAGTACTGCCCACTTAGGTAGCAGTGATGCGGCGCGAGTTGATAGTTGGATAGTCATGGTAAATTGTCCTTACAGTTTGCGGCGATATAGCCCATCTGCCCACTGTCACTAGGCAGATAGAAATATCAGGCGGCGGCTAACACGGGCGCGGCGGCCAGTGCATCGGGCAGATTCTCATTAAACCCTTGATACCCGTTTACATCGTTGATCCGCATCGGCATAACAACAACCACGGCCACATTTTCCCCGTTGTGCATTACCGCGCTATCGTTGCCACGTTGTTCCAATGGATAAACTTTAGTTTTCCCGCCATAGTAGGCGTTCAGTGCATCATTACCGCGCACGATCAACGCATAGTCAAAATGCCCCGGCTTTGCACTCTCCGGCTGCACTTGATCCAGCTTAGGGATAACGCGAGAGTAATCAGGAAAACGGCCATCAAGCGGCGCAAAGCGCGTGCCATCAAGTAAATACGTGCCATCGGGCAATGATTCTAAAATCACCGCGTGCGCCTTTTTGTCGATCTTTTTGGCCACGTCAAGCGGAACGATCATTGACCAGGGCGCGGCCTGCTGGCCATTTAGGGTATCAACGTTGGCACGGCCTGCAAATAGCACGTGGCCATCGGTTCCGCATACCGTCGCATAGTCACGATGCGCGACGTTGATATACACGCCCTGCAAATAGTAGCGAATGTCTTTTTTGGCCGCGCAAATAGTGGCTGCACGAATAGCGGAGGCTTGGATTGAAATTTTCATGATAGTTTGTCCTTACAGTTAAAAAGAAAAAAGAACGATAGTCAAAAGATAAAGCGCGGCCATTGTGAAAGCTGCGGCCAGCCATACGGCCAGCGATTCCTGCGATGATTCGCGCTTCAAGGGCGCAGGGCGCATATCGATATAGTGCAAACGGTGTTTATTCATTGTGAATTGTCCTTACTGGTTGACTGCGACAGTGCAGTGATTGGATTATAGGAATAAAAACGCCCATTGGGTAATAATTGTTTCTATGGGTTTACTAGATCAATAGTTAGAGCCAATGGGCGTTTTTATGGTTTACAGTACAAATCCGCCAAGTGCTCCGGCGAATACTGTATCACCAGTATTGAGCCGATACAGTGGCTCATGGCGACGGTAGAGCTGGTTCCATACGTCGCCCAAGAATTCTAAGGCGACGATCTGGCCGGGTTTAGTGCTGCCATTTTCATGGATCAATTCATAATTTAGCGTTGCTGTCTTAAACAGTGAATACTTGCCGGGGTTTGCGATGTAGTCTTTTGGATCGTATTTAGTCATTTTCTATTGTCCTTAGTTGATCCCGGCCGGAGCCGGGAGGGTTCGATTATTGTGGGATGTTAGCGAATAGGTTAAACACGCGGCCAACTCCGGCTTGTTGGACTTGGCTGTCTTGATCGGCCATGAGTCCGGCTGTCGTGCGCAGCTCTTGAATGATGTAAGACAGTGCGCGAACGTCTGCGATTGTGGTTGAATCTGACTCCAACAAAGTGCGAGCCACTGTATCCAACTTGCCTACGGTGCGTTCGATTTGCGCAAATTCTTTGTGTGTGAATTTCATGGTGAATTGTCCTTACTGTTACATGGCGACGTTGCCATGTAAACAATTATACGGGCATTTTGTGTATTGTCAAGCCACTGGGCAACAATTATATCTATTGAGCTACTGTATCAATAGTTTATTCCAATGGCGTTTAATTGGCACTTTTACCCGATCAACTGCGCCACTTGTGACTTGTGGAAGGTGAAGGGTTTTGGGAATTCCTGATTTCTTGTGCTGTTTCAAAAATAGTCAATCCTACCCCTCGCCTGCGCGATGTCACAAGTGACGCACATCGGTTGAATCAATAAACCCGAGCCACTGGCTGCACTATGCCACTGGCTGCACATTACCGGCACTATGCGCCTGGTTGCCTTGGTTGCCCTGGCCACATAGACAATGGCCACATGGCCAGGCACTGGCTGCCCTGGTTGCCGGGCACTGGCTGCGCTTGGCTGCGCCTGGTTGCCTAGTGCTGGCCGGGCACTGGTTGCCTGGTTGCTGGCTGCGCGGCCATGCCGGAACCATGCCCCGGGCAGGGCCGACGACGACAGGGCCACGCTGACGGTGACCCCGCAAACAATTTATTTTTTTTTCTAAATTACACAAGTAGCCAATGGATACTCTTTACCCGTATTGCACAGTCCCTCAACTGTGTGCTAGTATCTGTACCACTATGGAATCAAGACAATCTAAATCCGTAGGCACAGATGACGCACTCGTCGAGTCCGCTGTTGAGATACCCGACTGGTTAGAACCTGCGCCACGTAGCCTTGCTAAGTCACCCCCGGAGGTGAAGGCACTCGCATTGGCCCAGTATGAATTTATATTCATGCGGGTCATCGACTCAATTGCACACGGCAGCAGCCTGTCGCAGATACTGCGCGATGACCAGCGCGACATCGACTACAACGACTTTTATCGGTGGATCAAAAAGAGTCCTGAGAGAAACCAGTTGTTCACCGAAGCGCAGGAGATGCGGACTGAGTTCATGGCTGGTGAGATCATTGAGATTGCCGATGCCGACGACTCGTTGGAAGATGTGCAGCGGTCCAGATTAAAGATTGACACGCGCAAGTGGCTCATGGGAGCGCATAATCGTAAGAAGTACGGCGAGATTAAAACCGTGGAGTTGGGCGGGTCGATCAGTATCACTGAGGCACTGGCCCAGGCTAATGCACGGTTGGTCGATGCCGATGTGGTAGATGTAACCCCTCGACTGGAGAACTGAGTTGCAGAAGCCCATTTACTCGGCAGAAGAAGAACAGGTCTTGATGACCCAGCTTTGGAGTCCGCAGATCAAAGATGACCCTGAGTCGTTTGTGCGGTATGCGTTTCCTTGGGGGCAGAAGAATACGCCCTTGGAGAACTTCAAGGGGCCGCGTAAGTGGCAGCGCGAGGTATTGCGCGAGATTACAGAACACCTAAAGAAGAACCGTGGGCAGTTGGACATGGACGCGCTGCGGACTGCGGTATCGAGTGGTCGTGGTATCGGGAAGTCGGCACTGGTGTCGTGGCTGATCCTGTGGATGCTGAGTACACGGATAGGCAGTAGCGTCATCGTGTCGGCTAACAGTGAGAATCAGCTACGCACGGTCACATGGGGTGAGTTGACTAAGTGGGCGACGATGGCGATCAACGCGCACTGGTGGGAGGTGTCGGCTACCAAGCTAGTACCTGCCACATGGGTGACTGACTTGGTGGAGCGTGATCTTAAAAAGGGTACGCGGTACTGGGCTGCCGAGGGTAAGCTGTGGTCTGAGGAGAACCCAGACTCGTATGCGGGTGTCCACAACCATGACGGCATGATGGTGATATTCGATGAAGCGTCGGGTATTCCGGATGGGATTTGGAGCGTGGCGGCTGGCTTCTTTACCGAGAAGATATTGGATCGGTATTGGTTTGCGTTCAGTAACCCACGGCGTAACACGGGGTATTTCTTTGAGACGTTTCACGGGAAACGGGACTTCTGGAACGCGAAGGTTATTGACGCACGTACAGTCGAGGGGACTGACCATGCGGTGTATGACCAGATCATCGCGGAGTATGGCGAGGACTCGATACAGGCTCGGGTCGAGGTGTACGGCGAGTTTCCAGCAGCAGGGGAGGATCAGTTCATCTCGCCCGTGACCGTGGAGGATGCGTTCAAGCGGCCCAAGTACAAAGACCTGACTGCACCTATCGTCATTGGCGTTGACCCAGCACGCGGGGGCATGGACAGCACGGTGATCGTAGTGCGCCAAGGGCGTGACTTGGTTGCCATCAAGCGGTTTAAGGGCGACGACACCATGACCACCGTGGGTAACGTGATTGATGCCATTGAGGAGTACAAGCCAGCACTGACCATCATCGACGAGGGTGGGCTGGGCTACGGGATACTTGACAGGCTGACGGAACAGAGGTACAAAGTGCGTGGGGTTAACTTTGGCTGGAAGGCGAAGAACCCGGTGATGTGGGGTAACAAGCGTGCTGAGATTTGGGGTGCGATGCGGGACTGGTTGAAGACTGCGGCGATCTCAAGTGACAGGCAGCTAAAGGCTGACTTGGTTGGGCCTATGAAGAAGCCCAACTCATCGGGTACAATTTTCTTGGAAGGCAAGAAGGAAATGAAGTCAAGAGGCTTGGCAAGTCCCGATGCAGCGGATGCGCTGGCGGTGACATTTGCGTTCCCTGTTGCACATCGAGAGTACAATGGCAGAATGGAGCGCCGAGTCGTTCAAGAACGCGGCGCTGTTTCAACCGGATGGATGGGATCATAAAATGAGCTTTACAAAACCTATCGGTGTTGCGTATCTAGATCAGGATATTGATGGCGGCGTTATTGGCGCAAATGATCCACAATCTATTACAGGCACAACAATTTTTGCGACTGACCAGATTGGTTACACCAATGATGCTTACGGCACAGTTACTCAGCAAAACAATAAAGCCACTGGTGTTACGATAAACAAAACCGCTGGAACCATTACGACAGCTAACGCACAGATGGCCCCCAGCGCTAAAGTTGCGTTTGTTGTCACCAACAGCAAAGTGTCCGCATTGGACACAGTAATCGTAAACATTGCTTCTGGTGCTACTGCGACTTTTGCATATCTGATTGCCGTAGTGACCGTGACCGATGGTGCGTTTACAATCAATTTAGACAATGTATCAAGCAACGCATACACAGACACGCTTAAAATCAATTTTGCGATTCTTCATGTTTTGCCTGCATAAAGGATAAATATGCCACTCGTCAAGTCTAAGTCACCCGAGGCATTTCGCAAGAATGTGAAGGCCGAAGTTGCCGCTGGCAAACCCGTCAAGCAAGCCGTGGCAATTGCGTATTCCGTTAAACGTGAGGCTGCTAAACCAGCCCCAAAAGGTAAGAAATAATGGCTGATTACACAGGAATTGCCGCCGCTGGCGCTGTATCAAACGGTGGCTCTGCCAAAGACAAGAGCAGTTCCGACATTCTTGCCACTGCACGCACGCGCCTCGATATGGCAATTTCTGCGTTGTCAGAATCGCGTGAAGATGAGATTGATGACCTGCGTTTCTACGCTGGAAGCCCTGACAACAAGTGGCAATGGCCTGCCGATGTGCTTGCCACCCGTGGTGCGGTACAAGGTCAGACGATCAACGCACGCCCCACACTCACAATCAATAAACTACCCCAACACGTTAAACAAGTAACGAATGACCAAAGACAGAACAGACCAAGTGGTAAGGTCATTCCTGCTGACGACCATGCAGACGTGGAAATTGCCGAAATCTTTAATGGATTGGTACGCCACATCGAATATATCTCTGATGCCGATGTCGCCTATGACACAGCGTGTGAGAACCAAGTCTCCTATGGAGAGGGTTACATCCGACTCTTGACCGAGTATTGCGACCAAAACACATTCGATCAAGACATCAAGATTGGGCGAATTCGCAATTCTTTTAGCGTCTATATGGACCCGACCATCCAAGACCCTTGCGGTGCGGATGCGAAGTGGTGCTTTATCACCGAAGACATCCCCAAAGCAGAATACGAGCGCTTGTACCCCAATTCAGCGCCGATTACGACTTTGCAATCATTGGGTGTGGGTGATCAGTCCATTTCCAACTGGCTCAACGAAAACACAGTCCGCATTGCCGACTACTACTACATCGACTATGACCGTGGTACGTTGAATTTGTACCCCGGCAACCTGACAGCGTTTGAGGGTACGCCCGAAGACAAGCAATTTAAGGCGATTTATGGAAAACCTAAAAAATCTCGTGAATCTGACCGTGTTAAGGTTAAATACTGCAAGATTAACGGCTATGAAATTCTTGAAGAACGCGATTGGGCGGGTAAGTGGATTCCGGTAGTCCGCGTTGTTGGCAATGAATTTGAGGTAGACGGGCGTTTGTATGTGTCTGGCCTAGTCCGAAATGCCAAAGACGCACAGCGGATGTACAACTACTGGGTGTCTCAAGAAGCTGAGATGCTGGCACTTGCACCCAAAGCCCCATTTATCGGCTACGGTGGTCAGTTTGAGGGCTACGAAGACAAGTGGAAGACCGCAAACACAAATAACTGGCCTTATTTGGAAGTCAATCCTGATGTTACAGACGGCTCTGGCTCCATTTTGCCATTGCCACAACGCGCCCAGCCCCCAATGGCCTCTAGCGGCCTGCTGCAAGCCAAATCCGGCGCTTCTGAAGACATTAAATCGACAACAGGTCAATATAACGCTTCCCTGGGCATGGGAAGCAATGAGCGTTCTGGAAAAGCAATTCTTGCGCGTCAGCGTGAGGGTGATGTAGGCACTTACCACTACGGTGACAACCTTGCCCGTGCGGTACGCCACATTACCCGTCAAATTGTTGACCTTGCCCCCAAGATTTACGACACACAGCGCGTGGCTCGGATCATTGGTGAAGACGGTGAAACCAATATGGTCAAGATTGACCCTATGCAGCAAGAACCAGTCAAGAAAATCATTGATCCTATGAACCCATCGGTGGTGATAGACAAAATCTATAACCCTGCCGTGGGCAAATACGATGTGGTGGTGATTACAGGGCCAGGTTACGCAACCAAGCGACAAGAGGCACTTGAGGCAATGGCTCAGTTGCTGCAAGGCAACCCCCAGTTGTGGCAAGTGGCTGGCGATCTGTTTGTCAAGAACATGGATTGGCCTGGCGCACAGGAAATGTCAAAACGCTTTGCCAAGACCATTGACCCCAAACTCATGGAAGACGGCGATAAGTCGCCAGAGTTGCAGGCTGCTGAACAACAGATGCAGGCAATGGGGCAAGAGATGGAGCAGATGCACCAAATGATTCAGAATGTCGGCAAGTCGATTGAGATGCAAGATATGCAGCGCAAGGACTACGAGGCCGAGATCAAGGCGTACCAAGCCGAAACACAGCGCATTAGCGCAGTACAGGCTAGTATGTCACCAGAGCAAATTCAAGACATTGTGATGGGTACACTCCATGCAGCAATGGATTCTGGCGACATTATCAACGGCTCACCAGAATTGCGTGAATCCGCAGAAATGCCTGAGATGCCAATGGAACAAATGCCACCACAAGGAATGCCAAATGAAATGCAATGACTTTATGGGAATGTTATTCCTAGCCCGTGATGTGACTCACAGTGTTCATTTGAACACCCGCAGTTACTCTAAGCATGTTGCGCTCAACATTTTTTATGACCGTATTATTGGTGCTGCCGATGACTTTGCCGAGGCTTACCAAGGCAGACACGGTATGATTGGCCCAATTAGCCTGATGTCTGCCAAGAAAACAACCAATGTGATTGAGTTCTTGCAAGACCAGCTTGACGAGATCGAAAAGTGCAGATATGAGGTAGTTGACAAATCAGACTCATCGCTGCAACAATTGATTGACAACATTATTGAGATTTATCTTCGCACTTTGTACAAACTGCGCTTTTTAGCGTAAAGGACTATCATGGCTATCTATAAACAAGGCAATGCAGACTCACAAATCAAAGTTGGCGCAGGCAAACTGTTTGGTGTTTTCATTTCCACCACCACTAGCGGCACTTTTGCTTTGTACGACAGCGCAACTGCAAGCACTAGCGACCCCAAAATTGTGAACACAGTGACCGTGGCTGCTGGCACTCAATATGTGAGTTTCCCTGCTGGCTTGTGGTTTAGTAAAGGTCTGTATATCGACATTGCTAATACCATTGAGTACACTGTTGCTTACGAATAAATTTTGATGTAATATCAAACCACTCTATCGGCGGGGTTCACCGAGGAATCTTAGGATTCATTGAAATGACTGAAGAAGTCCAAAACCTAGCGGAAGTTGACTCCGTGCCAACACCAAGTGAGACGGCCTCACCGGAAGTTGTAGAAGTTACGCCGGAGACACCAGAAGTAGCCAGCAAGACATTCTCGCAAGAGGAACTTGATGCTGCAATTGGTAAGCGCCTCGCAAGAGAGCAACGTAAATGGGAACGAGAGCAAGCAAATCGCCAAGCGGAAACGCAGGTGATGAAAGCTGCACCAACGGCAACCGTTGACCAGTTTGAAAGCCCCGAAGCCTATGCGGAAGCATTGGCGTATTCAAAGGCTGAAGAATTGATTGCTAGACGAGAAGCCGCCAAGCAGCAATCGCAGGTTCTTGAGAGTTATCACGAGCGTGAAGAAGAAGCGCGGAGCAAATACGAGGACTTTGAACAAGTTGCGTATAACCCCAAGCTGACAATCACAAATGTGATGGCAGAAACGATCCAATCTTCGGATGTTGGCCCCGACTTAGCCTATTGGCTTGGGACTAACCCCAAAGAAGCAGACCGTATTTCCAAAATGTCGCCACTCGGTCAGGCAAAGGAAATCGGAAAGATTGAAGCTAAATTAGCTTCTGACCCTCCGGTGAAAAGATCAACGTCTGCGCCAGCACCTATTTCGCCAGTTAATGCCCGATCCTCTGGATCACCAGCACTTGACACTACGGACCCACGTTCTATTAAGAACATGACAACTTCGCAGTGGATTGAAGCTGACCGGGCAAGACAGATGAAAAAGTGGCAGTCACAGGCAACCCGCTAACTTTTTAAGGACTTTTTAAAATGTCAAACAGTATCCTAACGATCGACATGATTACCCGCAAGGCTCTCGAAATCCTCGAGAACAACCTTGTTTTGACCCGCAATGTAAACCGCCAGTACGACGACAGCTTCGCTGTTGAAGGTGCAAAGATCGGTTCAACCCTGCGTATCCGTTTACCCGACCGTGCTTTGGTCACTGACGGTGCTGCCTTGCAAGTTCAGGACGACAACGAACAGTACACCACATTGTCTGTAAACAACCAAAAGCACATCGGTGTCAACTTCACATCTGCTGAATTGACCATGCAATTGGATGACTTTGCAGAGCGTGTGTTGAAACCTCGTATCAGCCAATTGGCATCTTCTATCGATGCTGACGTGGCTAACGCCTATCGCACCATTGGTAACTCTGTTGGTACTCCTGGCACTACTCCTTCTACTTCTTTGGTCTTGTTGCAAGCCCAACAGAAATTGAACGAAAACGCTGCTGTGATGTCCCCACGTTACGCAACCG